TACAATTTTTAGTGCCAACGATGTATCAGGTATACCTAGTATTGAAGTTATTGATACAGGACTGGTTAAACTTGCTCAATACAATGGTCAAGTAACAATCAGTACAGGTACTGCGGTATCAGGGTCTGCATTAACAGTTTACGGTATTTTATCAACATACGGTTCAACTGGTGAAATCCGCGCCAGCAGTGAAATTACTGCTTATTACAGTTCTGATGCTAGACTAAAAGAAAATATCAAACTAATTGTTGATCCTGTCGGAATGCTAAATCAAGTCCGTGGTGTTTACTTTGATTGGATTGATGAACATATTCAAAGTCGTGGTGGCGAAGATGGGTACTTTGTACGAAAAGAAGATGTTGGTGTTATTGCGCAAGAAATTGAAAAAATATTACCCGAAGCAGTCGGAACACGAGAGAATGGTTACAAAGCAGTTAGGTATGAAAAACTTGTTCCGGTATTAATTGAAGCAGTAAAATCTCAACAAGTAGAAATAGATGCCCTTAAATACGAGATGGCTGAGATTAAGAAGTGGATAGCATCTCGACAAAATTAATAAGGGGAAACAATGTCAGTATATTACGGACCTAATGTAACAGCAGAAGCATTGTCTTTTGCTACATCAGGTCAAACATTAAACATAGTTTATAACGGACCATATTCTGCAACTATGACCAAAGTTGGGTCGGACTCTTGGGATACACAAGCATATTCGTTAATACCATATACTGCTCCATGCACTATAGAATTTAACAAAAATGCAGCAGCAGGTGATAATGGTGTATCTTATACTATGGTCGGCTGGAACGCCGATCCTCTAACAGATGCATCATACTCCAGTATAGATTGGGCATCGTATCCTTATACTATGAACAACTACACCATCTACAATAATGGGTCAGGCGTTGGTACTGGAATTGTGTGGGATCAAACAAAAAAATTCTATATTGTATATGACACTGATGGATATGTCCGTCATTGGAATAGATCAACTCTGTTATATACCGGCAATAAAGGAACTGGTCAAACGGTATATTTTGACAGCTCGTTTTATTCTGGCAATGCATTTGGCAGTCTAAAAAATGTTCGCATTATTAAAAGATCGTGGAATGGAACGTATTACGTATAAAATAACATGAGTTTAGCACACGGATCATCAATAGTTACTAACGGGTTAATTCTGTATTACGATATGTATAATACTAAGAAATCCTTTAAAGGACCCCCCATCACTAATTATATACCAAATCCATATGCTAGTTGGAACGGTTCATCTTTTGTATTAGGATATAACTATGCAAATCTTGGCGCCACATATACGTATGTAACTGGCGTAGAAAATCCAATTAATTCGCCTGGTGTATTACAATATTATACAGGAACATCGGGTTACAAATACTTCTCTATAGATTCCTCATCATTGCCTGCTACAGGTACCTATACTTTTTCATATTATGCTAGACTAGTAAATGGCACAGCATCGGGTGCTCCAATAGATAGCCAATTGTGGAGAGCAAACGGGTCAGATAGATCAGTTACTGGCGATTGGAATCCCACTTTTACTGCTAGTTGGAGACGATATGCAACAACTGGTCCGGCAGAAGCATCAACAGTCCTACAATACTTTCCAGTTCATTCGGGAAATATTATAGGTGGTTATACAATTCAATATTGTGGATTTCAATTAGAGTTAAACAGCTACGCTACTACTTTTGTAAGCGGAACACGATCGACTACACAAGCCATTGTTGATCTAACTGGAAAAAACACACTAACTACCAACAGCTTGACCTATAACAGCGATGGAACTTTTAGCTTTAACGGAAGCAATAGTGTCATATCTGCACCGAATAATACCATATTTGATACACAAACACCGTCGGTGGAGGTATGGATTAAAACTAATGCTCTTTCCCAAAATGGGTTTTTCTTTGAAAAAGGGACCGTTAATACTGAATATAGTTTATTTCAGGAAGGTGCTAATATAGTTTGGAGACAAGGCAGTAATAGTCTATATGCTACAACGGCCAGTTATATCAGTACTTCACAATGGGCGCATATAGTGGGAACTTACACCTCTGGAAGTAGGAATCTTTACATTAATGGAGTTTTAGTTGCATCAGATTCCTTGTCTGCCACAGTCGGAACAAATTCTGGGGGCATAACAATAGGGTCATATAATTCTGGTGGTTATTTTTATAATGGCAGTATAGGTACTGTAAAAGTTTATAACAGGGCATTATCGGCAGCAGAAATTCTTCAGAATTTTAATGCAAATAGAAGTAGGTTTGGAATCTAATAAATATATCGAGTTCATTTTTAATAAGGGTGAAGACTTAGGCCGTTAAATAACAGGCCGCACAGAGAAACTTATGGCAACATTACCAGCAACAGGATCAGCAATATCGTTCGGACAAGTTAACCGAGTGTTTACCAATCAAACACCGGGCGCTGCCGGCAATGCCCCGTCTGGTGGTCAAAATATCAAGCTAAGTGCTGTATTAGGTAATAGTGCTACTTATGGTATTAACCAAACAGTTGGTACACAGATCAGATTCTCAGCAACATTCGGCGGCATAATTGGACCTTACGCTTAAAATGAAACCTACACAAATTAAAAATATATTATCAAAACTGAGTTCTAGTCCTAGCAAATGGGAATTAGACACTGTTGTTTATTACGATCGTACCTCAAACCCTGCAACCCTAGCAAGTTTTCTAACTAGAATTCAAGAATTGCAATCTTTAAAAACCAAAGCTGATATTAGTCAGCAGCAAGAACTAGCATATTTGTTAGATTTGTTGAATGATTTGGAAGAAGAAGAATGTCTTGAACTTGTTGAACGATCTGATGAAGATGCCAAAAATCAATTTATTGAAGATTTAGCTAGAACTAGTGCTATTGAAGTACTAACTGGCGGAAAAATAAACTTTGAAACAATGAATACCGCTTGCAAACTGTCGCCTAATGACTTTATACTATGTGCTAAACGTACTCAAGATTTAATCAATGCTGTACAAGGATTGGTTGTCAAGGGCGAAACACTTAGTATGGATGTCGCAGGCACATGAAGAAACAATCAGTATTTGCATCAAGCAGCTGGTCAAGTAAAAAAGGTAAATTAGCAGTTCTTATTCCCACACGAGACACACTGCATTCTGCCCACGCACTTGCACTAGTTGAGCTAGTTAAGTTTAATACAATGAACGACATCGACACTCATGTGTTTATGGATGCTAGTACAGTATTGCTTACACAACGAGAAAGACTAGCAACCGCGGCAGTTGAGCTGGGCGCAGATTATGCACTATGGTTAGACAGCGATATGGTGTTTCCCGCAACAACCGCAGTTAGATTACTCAAGCACAATGAGCCTGTTGTGGCTGCAAACTATGTTCGAAGACAAAAGCCCTACAAAGGTGTTGCCTACGAAACTATCGGCGACTGGGAGCATCCACTATCATTTGATGTAGAAGATGAACTAGTGCCTATTGAAGGCATCGGTATGGGATGTATTTTAACCAAAGTCAGTATTTTCAAAGAACTTAGCAAACCCTGGTTTGATTTCCAGTGGAGTCCAGAGTCTAATGACTTCCTAGGTGAAGACATGTACCTATGTCAAAAGATCAACGCTGCCGGATATACTATTAAAGTTGATACCGCATTAAGTCAAGAATTGCATCATCTTGGCACCTATGCATTTAATGCAGATTTGTTAGATTAAATCTAACAGCAATTCAATTTTAGCTTTTATAATTTTATTCGAGAACGAATTCTTGACGCCTTGATGCAAGGGCTTGGGAAAATTATCATAATCACACCAAGCGTATCCTGCGTGTTCTTCATTTAGTGCAGGAATAAATTCTCGATCGACTAACAACACATAGGTGTTATATTGAAAGTGTTGATCGTTGCTGACAAATAATTCAAGAGGGATAGTTTTTCTTATTGTAGGAATTTTACCTACTTCTTCTTGAATTTCTCTGGTCAATGCATCGTATGCAGTAATGTCAGTGGGCTCTTTGCGACCACCCACTAAACCCCAAGTTCCAGCAGTTTTGCCCTGAGTTCTTAGCAAAAACAGGAACCTTTTAGTGTCTTTTGCGAGGAAAATGCCACCGCTGCAAATGATTTGATTTAAAGAATTAGACGCCATAACCTTGCATCATAGATGCCTTCATAACTTTTACTCCAAGAACCTTCGTTCCATTTGTATTGAGTACCTGTATATGAATTAGTTATGTAAGTGACGTCTGTGACTGTAGTAGAATCGAATACAATATTCCATTGACTACCATTCCACTCAATGATATCGTTAGCGTGTGCTTGGAAGTCGGACTGGTCTGTGTTTTTCCATGCATCTGGTCCATCATAACCTGGCTGACCAAAATTGCTGCTGACATTAATATCTTCTAAGATTAAGTAACGAGTTCCTGATACAGCACTTGTGGGGCTATAAGTTTCGGGGTTAATGACAGCATCAACTGTTCCTCTACCTACAATAACCGTATTTCCTGAAACTGTATCAGGATCAATGTTTAACAGCATTGAAAACTCGTCGCCGGGATTTAAACTAATGTAAGCAATGACATCATTACCTGCAGGCTGTGTAAATCTTAATTGACTCAGTCCTGCCCTAAACTTGCCAGGATATAGATCCAACAATTTAGTCCATGCTGTATTATTTGTCCCAATGAGATCTAGTTGAGAATTTATTAAACGTGCTGTATTATTTAAAACAAGTAGATCATAATTACCCGGAGTAATTGTAATAGTAGCATCTGGACTGATGTTTTCAAACATCCCAGCAGTACCTACAGTACTATAGTCTGATTGAATAGTTCCTTGAGCTCCGCTGGCAAATATATTAGAAATAATTTTAGTAATAATTCCTAACTTTTTAACCTTTGCAGGCGGTGTAATCCATATAGGTGTATTAAATGTCATTGAACAAATATCAATATCTTCAGTTACACCTTGTGGAACGGTTCGACTACTCCATGTGACATTGTCTAACGTGACAACCGATAAGCTGGTCCAATCAAGATAGTTGTCAGTTGTTTGTATTTCAAAACTAGGATTAAAAAATATTACCAATTGTTCAATAATTTGCAACTTCATTTCTGTATTTGTTGTCCATATATCACAGGCAAATGACAGTTTAAACGGACTAGGCATAATTCTTTCAATGGTATAATTATTACCTTGTGTATTTAGGTATTGATTATTAATTTCATCAAAGTCACGTTCTCTTACATTTACTCTGCTAACAAATGTAGGGTCTTGCAATCTAGTTAAGTCATATTGAAAATCTTTAATATAACAGGAAATAAACGGCGCACTAGGAATAGTATTCTCGCTGTTCTTTTTAAGTATCTGACTAACTTGTCTACTCATGTCCCCATAGCGAACTGGAATACGTACTAACTGACCTTTGGCATCTTTATAGGCAAAGTTGCTCATGATCTGCATAAATTGTGTTAGGTATTTCCTAATCTGCGAATCGTAAAAAAAATCCATTTTAGTTGTCTGCCCTTGCTTTTAATACTTGACTTAATGCCTGACGCTCTTGAACAACCTGTCCAGCAATTGTGGCAGTATTTGTGTTATTAACAAATCCTGCTTTTTGTGTTTTTCTAACTTTAGTAGGATCAGTAGTCTGACTATTACCTTGTGTGTTAGTAGTCATCCTTACATTGTCCTCAAACTTAATCCAATGTCTTCCATCATATCTAAACAATCTGTTAGGCAAATAATCAGTTCTAAGGAAAAATTCACCTTGTACAGCCGCCGGCGGAAATGCAATACCAAAGCTGTATAGTGCTCCGTTGGGCGGAACTCCATCACCTGTTAGATATCCCACATAGTAGTTTTTAGTAGGACTTGCAAGAACTGCACTGGCATCTAATGCATCGGAGCTAATATCCACCAATCCGTTTGCTACATCTTCTACTTGAGCTAAATTCTTCCCATCTCTAGGAATAACAAAGAATTGATTAGTGGTATATCCACTTTTGCCCACATCTTCTTGTGCTTGTGCAATGATTTGATCATTAATTTCGATACTCTGTTTGTATGTTGACATTAGATCACGCAGTGTACTGCCATCTCCTGCTCCACTATCCTGATCAAGTATCTCTTTAAATTCTTGAGTATCAACTAGCGGAGCACATTTTGCTCTGACTAAATGCGGATACCAGGTTACACTATACCCGCTGGCAGGACGACTGACTTCACTTACTACGTAAAATCTTTTCAATGCTACTAATGCATCATCTAATGCGTATTCATCTTTCTGATGAGGCAATTCAATTACATCACCTGCCATGATCTTTCTACCTATAGAATCTACAGTACCACGCAAATGAAAATTAATCATTATATTATCGTTCTGTAGGAATAGGCCAAACTGACTTAGATTAAAATCAATATCTTGCAATGTGTAGATACCACGGATAGTATATACATCGGGTTCATAATGACGATCTCTGTTTTCCATGAACAGCACGTCTTGTATACCCAACTCACCTTTTTCACTTACATTAGCAGGTTTAGTGGGACTGCTCTCTCCCGATAACGGATCTACTGCTCCTAGGTATTTGTGCAGATAGACATCTGTTCCACCTATTTGGAATTGTTCAAAGATTGCACGATCCAGGAATCTAAAATCGGCACCTTTTTCTGGTTTGTAAAGTGAGAGTTTCGGCATAGTATTCTATTTATCGCTAAATATTGATATGACCGAGAACGAAAACGAACGCCAAAAAGTAATTGATTATATCAGCACCATGCTTGGTGGCGGTATGATTGATATAGAACTAGATCCTGCACATTACAATACTGCTATTGATAGAGCTCTAAACAAGTTCCGTCAAAGAAGTAGCAATGCCGTAGAGGAAAGTTTTGGATTTTTAATGGTAGAAGTTGATAAAAACGACTATGTTTTACCAACAGAAGTTATGGCTGTTCGACAGATTTTTAGACGCAGTATTGGTTCCAGGTCAGGTGGCGGGCAAGGTGGAACATTGTTTGAACCGTTTAACCTTGCTTATTCAAATACATACTTATTAACTTCAACGAACATGGGTGGTCTAGCCACTTACTACGCCTTTGCAAGCTACCAAAAACAAGTAGGCAAAATGTTCGGAGCCGACATCAACTTCACGTTTAACAAAACAACAAAGAAGCTGACCCTGATGCAGAGACCTAGAAGTGAGGAAGAAGTCCTTATATGGTTGTATAACTATAGACCAGACTTTAATCTGCTACAGGACCCACTAGCCAATCAATGGCTAAAAGACTACGCACTAGCAACATGTAAAATCATGCTAGGTGAGGCACGTGAAAAATTCAGTCAAATCGCCAGTCCACAAGGCGGCACTACTCTTAACGGCACAGCCATGAAGTCCGAAGGCAAAGCAGAACTAGATGCTCTAGAGTTAGATCTAGTAAACTACAAAGACGGTGGCACACCGCTGACATTTGTAATTGGCTAATTCAGTTATTGACATCGTAATCTTTACGTAATATAATTATTAGTATCACGCTTGGAGATACTATGATTGTAGGGTTTGTTGGTTTTATTGGCAGCGGCAAAGACACAGCCGCTGACTATTTGGTAAATTTTCATGGATTTAGGCGGGACAGTTTCGCTAATACACTTAAAGACGCAGTGGCAAATGTATTTGGTTGGGACCGTACACTGCTAGAAGGCAGAACTGCAGAAGCCCGAGAGTGGCGAGAACAAGTTGACTTATGGTGGGCACAACGTCTTAACATGCCCAAACTAACACCACGTTGGGTGCTACAATACTGGGGCACAGAGGTATGCCGCAAAGGCTTCCATGATGATATCTGGATTGCATCAGTAGAAAACAAAATGCGTAAAACAGGCGACAACATTGTTATCAGTGATGTCCGATTTCCTAACGAGATTCAATCTATCCACAATGCAGGCGGTATTGTGGTCCGTATCAAACGCGGTGAAGATCCTAAATGGTACGATGCTGCTGAAAGTTTTAATCGAGGTCCAGACGGCAATGCGTCTTGGTCATTGAGTAAAACCAAATTAGAAAAACTTAAAATCCACGCCAGCGAAACAGCATGGGTAGGTGGCAACATTGACTACACAGTAATGAATAATACTACTATTGATGATCTGTTTGCACAGATAGAAAACTTGTTGCCTAGAAAAGATCTTCCCTTCAGCACAAAAATTGCATTAGATCTACTTGGTTAAAAGTCAGGTTTTAGATCACCTTGACGCCAAGGCAATTTAAGTTTATGTAGTATGCGTTGGCAGTTGGCACAGACAGTTTTTAAATTAGTATATCTACAATTTGTAGGATCTCCGTCGACATAGTAAACATTAAATTGTTCTTGATATTTAGAAGTAAAGCTGCATTTATCACACACGGCTTTTTTCTTGTAGCCTGCAATGGCCCATAGCGGCCTACCTTCTTCACGCTGATTAGCACAATGGTCACATTTAGATCTGTAGAAAGGCTTACCTTCCTTGTAGTAATTGATTGCTACTGGTCTAGCTCCACAAATTTTACATAAATCTCTCATACCCCGCCCTTTTAGTACCCTTTTCTACAAGATATTTACCATAGTTTTTATTCACTTTATGGTAAATAATTCAAGTAATCCATTAAGGGGACAAAAAAATGGCAACATTGAATTCACCAGGCGTACAAGTAAATGTGGTTGACGAGAGTTTTTATACTCCGTCTGCACCGGGCACTGTGCCTGTATTATTTGTAGCGTCTAAACAAGATAAAACAAATCCTAGCGGAACAACCGCACTAGGAACAACAGCCGCTAACGCCGGCAAAGTTTGGTTGATCACCAGCCAACGTGATTTAACAGACACGTTTGGAACTCCATTGTTCCCTACAGATGCTGGTGGTAATCCGCAACACGGCAGTGAGCAAAACGAATACGGTCTACAGGCAGCATACAGCTCATTGGGTGTAAGCTCTCGTGCATATATTGTACGTGCTGATTTAGACCTAGCTGCTCTTACACCTACTAGCACAATCCCATTAGGTGATCCTGTAGCAGGAACTTACTGGGTTGATACTGCATCTAGTTTATTTGGTGTAAAAGAATGGAATAGTTCTACACAGGCATTTACTGTTAAAACTCCTATCGTATTAGATGATACAACTAACATATCAAACTTTAATGGTTCTGCTCCGGCAGTAGCACTAGGTACAATCGGCGATTATGCTATGGTTGTAACTAGAAATAATTTAAACAAACTATATTATAAAAAAGCAGACAACTCATGGTCTGCTGTAGCAGGTGGATTTGATGGTGCAAAAGCTGTACAAATTAGCTCTCACATTGCATATCCAACATGGAATGCTAATACCGCTACAGGCAGTGTATGGGTAACAACTACTGTTCCCACAAATGGTGCAAACTGGTCAGTAAAATTATATAGCGGGTTGAGCAAGTCGTTTACAACAGTACCTGCTCCTGTATATGACAGCATTGCAGCAGCCAATTTTGCATATGATGCTGTCGGTGGAGGTAAAAATGCACCTGTTGGATCACTATTTGTTGATGCGGCTGTTAGTTCTAGTACAACTGCTGATTTTAAAATCTGGAGAAAGTCTAGTACGGGCGCAACTACTATTAGCGGTAATAGCGGTATTGCTGCAAATACTAACACAAACTATATTTTTTACATAAGAGAATCAAATCTAACTGGTGGATTTAACGCTGCAAAAACTATTACTGTAAATACCGGTGTTGTTGCAAAACTTGGTTCACTAATTCCAAATGCTTTAAGAGCACAAGGGTTATCATACATTACTGCAACATGGGATGATGTTGCTAATACATTAACGGTTACACATTCTGCAGGTGGCGCATTTGAATTTAACGACGATACAAATAATCCGTTATCTAACTTCTTTGGGTCAACTAATCCTAATGTATACCCAACAGTATCCTCTCTTACAAATCCATCAAATTTACAGCAGTATGTTGCTACAACATGGAAACCATTAGTATACGAAGCAAGACCTACTGCTCCTTATACATCACCTGCGGACGGTAAATTATGGTACGATACAAATTTAGTAGCTGACATTATGTATAATAATGGTACTGCATGGGTTGGTTATCGAACAGTATTCCCTAGCACAGATCCTAATGGTCCTATAATTGGTGCAACAGCTCCGACAAGCAACAGCATAAACAGTCCGTTGGCTACAGGAGATATTTGGATTGATACTAGCGAGATGGATATGTACGGGCAAAACATTTATGTTTACAGTGGTACTAAGTGGGTCAAACAAGACCCAACAGATCAAACTACGCCGAATGGTTGGGTATTTGCCGATGCGCGATGGAGTGGAGCAGGTGCCAACGTTGTGCCAGATCCGATCTTTACACTATTAACATATAGCTATGTTGATCCAGATGCACCCGATCCAGCATTGTATCCAAAAGGTACACGCCTGTGGAATACACGCCGTAGCGGATTTACAGTCAAGAAATATGTACAAGGTTACATTAATCTAAACGCAACTAATCCACGTCAAAACAATGCGTCAATGGCCGGTTATTTTGCAGATCGTTGGGTTTCACAGCATCCTACAGCAGTAGACGGTAGTCCATTGTTTGGTAGAATGGCTCAACGACAACAAGTTGTCCAAGCGTTCAAGGCTTTAATCGACAACAACGCAGCGGTACGTGACAGTGATACATTAGGATTTAATTTGATGGCAACA